TGGGACCGGACGGCAAAGAAGTGCGGAAATTCTATGATGAAACTCTGCCCGAATTGGAGAAGGAAATCTTTGGCGTGATTGCGAAACACGTCAACGAATTTCCCACTAAATCCGCTGCCATCGTCGGGGTGCTGGAGCACCTCAAGGCGATGGTCTGGAAAGGCATGGAGGCGTAAAATGAACGATGAGATGTCAAAACTGGTACGGCTGTTTATTGAGGCGCTTGAGCAGTCTCAGAAATATGCCTATAAGTATGGGCGGCTAGAGTCGATAATGAACAGTTGGTTGATAGAACAACCGACTCCCGAAGCTCTCAAAGAGCAGTTGCTTCACCTTTTCGACTGTGATGCCAGTACTGTCCCGGTTCGCGGAACGAGGACTGTCCCGGTTCACGGAATGAAGATTGTATTATGAGCGCAAGGAGAACGACAACAGGAGACAAGAGGCTTCGGCAAGTCACTTCTCAGAGAACCATGATGTCAGAGGCTATCCACATAAACGGCCTTGGAATCGTACAGACGGGCTTCGGTCTTCATTGTCAGGAAATCGCTTGCGGGAAGGGGCATTTGAAGAGGCTGCACAGAACGCTGACAGGTGAAGAGCCTATCGTTCCTGATGTGCATTTCGAGAGGAGGAAGAGGGATGCGAAAAAGAGTAGGTAGCGTGCTTGTGGGTTCAGATATTTATATTGAGGTTTTTGTTACAGACGACGGGAATGCCGGGGCGATTATTCGTCCTTACAATAGTGGAAAGCCTGTTGCTGTAGAGATAGGTGTTGCAAAGAGTTGGTTATGTACTTTTGTATCGCTAATCCACGAGTTATCGGAATTTGCTTACATAACCATGGGTTTGACTTTAGTACCAGATGGTTGGTGGGGTCAACAATCTGCTGAAAGAGTGTTTTATATGTCCCATAAGGAGTTTTCGGAAGCAAATACCAGGGTTGCTGATGCTCTCGACCACATTACTCCCAAGGTTAAGAAAGCCTGGAGAGAATTTCATAAACCGAAGAAGGCAAAGAAAAGGAGGAAGAAGAAATGATAACACTGAAGTCAAAGAACCTAGATGTACAGTACGACGAAAGGGCGGACGATCTCATCGTCGAGGGGTGTTCCTTCAAGGGGGATTTCTTCCGCGTCCTGAAGAACCTGAAGGCCGAATACGACCAAGGCAAGAAGCAAGTTTGTTACTCGTATCGGATTGAGCATATGAACAATGGAGCAGTTCAGATTGTCAAGGTTCCTGATTCCAAGAAAATCACACCAGCGAAGGAGAAAAAGGATGCCAAAAAAGGCGGGAAAACAGCAACGAGCAAGCAAGCGAAAAGCGAAGACGGCGAGTAAGTACGGATTCAGCCTTGAACCAATCGGGGATCGGATTCTTATTGAGCTTGATCCTGCGGTGGACAAGGTTGGGAAAATCTTCTTGCCGGATAACGCCAAGGAGAAACCGCAAAAGGGAACCGTGATAGCGCTAGGCACGGGCTGGAGAGACGTGGACGGCAATCTTGTTCCCTTCAAGGCGGTAGTGGGAGACCGGATACTCGTTGTGAAACATTCCGGCTTTGAGATTGAACTATCAGACGGGAAGCAATACCAGATAATTCAGGAGTCGGACGTTCTTGGCATCATCCACGAGGGGTAATAATGGCTATTCAATTGCAACAGAATGACGACACGGAGAAACTTCCGCTAGTTCTCTCATCTGACTTGCCGTGTGGGAACTGTGAAAGCTTCGATGTTGAGATAGTAGAGGCTCGCGGAAACTCTATGGTTGATGACGGCTCAGGCTACAGTGCGTCACATCCTAACAAGGAGGGCAAGAGGTTGGCGCAAAGCTACTGGCGTGTTGTTGCGTGGTTGACTGTTCGGGTGTTGTGTGAAGCGTGTGGTGCGAGAACGTTGTACAAACTTGGAGCAAGGACCACGGTGCAGGACGGGACAATTGATATCCCTTGGTGTAGTGATTTGTTGGGTTCTGGGCCGAAGCCTTGATAGATTACTTGGGTCCGATAACAATTGGCTGATCGAAATGGTCTTTTCCGCAGGCCAGATGCTTCCGTGAGTTCATTGGAACGTGGTCTTCGTAGAAGAGTACAAATATTGGAATCTCGATCTGCTTGTTGATGTCATTCACGGTCATCTCGGAATCGTTTCTGATGTTGCCGTCCGGGTAGAGGAATCCGATTAAAGCATTCTTCCGGGCTTGTGCTCCGGCTATTGCAATGGCTTTCCAAGGAACAGGGTTTCCGGCATTGCGGTCAATATTCAAAAACCGTTTGCGATAAACGACTAAGCCTGATTTTGTGTGACGATCTACGGGGCAAACCATGACCTCATTAACAGTTAGTCCAAGATTTCCGAGGGCGCGGGCGAGCGTTTCGTGGAATTGATGACGCATTCTGGCGGGAGATTTTTTGCCATTCATGTTTGGAGTATATTCTAATTGTAGTTGACGAGTCAACAACGAAACGTTTAGCATTTCTAGGAGAGGGCTAGCCCATGAAATACATGTTGCCTTGGCGCGGCCAGTGGATAGTCGAGACCGACAAAACACTGTTGGCGATGAAGCCCGAAGAGGCGGAAATCATCCGCGAGTTATGGGGTATCTATATCCGCAACCGTCTCTCGTTCTTTCTGGCTCACAGTGGCGCTATTGACTTCATTAACGACAGGGAAAGCGATCTGGCCGTTTTATGGTCTGGGGTACAACGCGGCAAGAGCTATGCGATGCTGGCTAAGGCCGGCCTAATCGCATGTCCCGCAGACAAGACCTGGCCGTGTTTCACTCAACATGGACTCAAGTGGTATGAATGGGAAGGCCCGAAGAGAATTGCGTTAGCCTCCTATGAAATGAGTGTGCATTGCCGCAGGAACCTCTGGCCGAAGCTGGCAGAGATTCTCCCTACTGATGAACTGAAAGAATACTCCCCGCACTGGAATCCGCGCGAAAAGAAATCAAAACGGAAACACCCGAACTGGAATGGTGCTCCCATTATACCGCTTGCGAGCGGAAGCCAGATTGACTTCTATGCCTATCATCAGCCTTCTGAGGCTTTCACTGGAACCTCTTACAGGCTCTGGGGTTTTGACGAACAATGCCCGAGAGATCATTTCATGAATGCGTATGATCGCGGGATTACAGAGGAAAACTTCCAAGCCTGCATGGCGGCAACCCCGCACAGGCTGAAGGGCAGGCCGGAGACAGGGGCGGGGACTTGGGTTCATAAACTGAAGCAAGGTCTCTTGGATCTAGGTTTTTCTACCAAGTTCTACTCCATTGACACGGATGAAGTCCCGGACGCTATAGTGCCGAAGAAGCGAAAAGAAGAAGAGTACGAAAAATATGTGGATGGACCTCGCCGGAGAAAAAACGCCAAGGAGATACGCGAGGGTAACGCGAAGTATTACGGGATACCGGAATCCCTCGAAGGCTTGGTGTACGATAATTGGGACAAGAAGATTCAGTTCATAACTCCTTTCAGGGTTCCGCACGACTGGACGAGGCAGAGAAGCGTGGACCCTGCTTCGGTTGTGCCGTTTGCAACTTTATGGGGCGTAATCAGCCCTTGGGGTGATCTGATTCTCGATAAGGAATATTACGAATCAGGTCTTGGCGTTGCGAAGAACTGCAAAAACATTATCGAGAAGAGCGGAAATGAGCGGGTGGAAGTGGGCAGAGACGAGGATATGGACGGAAACATCATGGTTCGCTACGAGGAAAAGACGATCAAAGAGAAGTATGCTTTCACGGTTATGGATGGCAGAACTTTCTCGCAACCCTCGGAACATAGGGGAGTTACCCTGAGCCAAGTTTATGCCAGCAAGGGTCTTCGGTGTATTCAAGCAGAAGGCACCAGAAACGCGCAAGCCATTCCTATTGTGAAGGAGTGGTTCGAGCCAGTGGAGGGACGGGAACATATTCTTGTCAGGATGAAGTTACGGAAGAAAGAGGATTTTCTTGACGCTTCTGGAGAAGTCATAACGGCGTTTCCGAAACTCTATGTTTTCAATACGCTGCGAATGTTTCTCTCAGAGATTGAAGGCTATATCAACAAGCCTGATTCTGACACGCCGGTTGACAAGGACGATCATTTGATGACCGCTCTCAAATATATGATTCTTGCTGGCCCTCGTTTCATGGGCCAAAAGAGGAAAATAGCGGAAGAGAACATTGAACGCAGAAAACGGAACAAGTACACGGGCTGGTGATTTTGTCTTGACATTTGAGCAAAGAATTCTATAAAGGTTTCTCTATGCATGGCAGGAATGCGTTTCTTCAGAGATTTGGAGAGAATTGCGTCGCTGAAAACATCGGCGAACTCGCTTGTGGTGACGCCGTAGCTTTGCTGGACCATTGGCTCTACGTCAGAAAATGCAAACCTCAAAGGATATGCGACGAGCTTCCAAGTTTCTCAGAATTCTTGTCCGACATAGAACAGTTCAATGTTGCGAAACAAGAAACTATCGAGATTTTTGAGTGCGAGAAAAAGGGCGATCTCTGCAACTGGTTCCAGGTGTTAGCTGTAGGCAAGGATGTAGGGAAATCCCGGAGGGGCAACAGAACATCTCTTCATTCTTTTGGTGTTTTGCGCAGACACATGAATATTTCATATCGGAAAGGCGACATTGTACTGTGTCCCAATTCTGCGCCGAGAACCATCAAGCATTTGCACTATTCTGACTTTGAATTCATAGTTGACGAGCATGTCCCTCTTGTCCGGTGGAGAAAGACAAATGGCTAGAACGAACATTCCCAAGAACGCGAAGAAGATAGCACCAAAAGAGCAGGAGAAGGATTCCCAGACAGGGAAACTCAATTGGGCCAGTAATCCTGAGACAGTAAAACGATTCCTGCAGCAAGCATACGATAATTTCATCATCTTTGACGCACAAGGCGCACGTTCCAAAATGCTGGAGCGGATCAACAAAGCCGACCAGATGATGCGTATGGCCCAAGATCAAACGAAAGAGGGACAGAACAAGACGGAAGACGGCACGGATAATGTCCCTCATATTTTCTTTACGACGATTCGCCTGATGAACGCCATTGAGGCCGACGTTCTGTTTCGCCCCGATGATCCTATTGGCAAGTTCATCCCGCTTGATTCCCTTGATGAAGTAAACAAGAGGGAAGCCAAACGTGTGACGGAAGACAGGGAAAGGCTGTTCGAGTATTCGTGTGAGGCAGATGATCTATTGACCAAACTGAAGAACAACCATTTCTTCAAACAGAAATACGGGAATAGTCTTATCAGCGCAGAATGGTTTGAGGAAACGCGGGAGGAGCAGATGCGGGTAGCTCAAACGGACGCAGACGGAACAATCTTGATGGACGATAATACAGGACTTCCGAGCAAAGTGGAGAAGAAGACAGTAACTACCACCGAGGCTCACCCGACTGTCAACACATTTAGTCTCGATCACGTCTGGATGGATGCTTCTCTTGACGATATACAAGAACAGCAAGCTCTGCTGATCCGTTGGTTCCCTGGCCGAAACGATCTCTTGAAGGAGCAAAAGGCCGGAAGGTATATCAATGTCGGAAATATTGGGGAGGGTCAACTCTACAGATCAGAAGACCCCTCTTACGCTAAGAGTCAACGGCAGGCAAATGCTGGGGAGACTAGGGACACCAACAACGAGACAGGCAGGTACGAAGGTTGGGTAATTTGGCAGTTGGCTCCCATCAACGACAAGGGCGAGTGGGACGACAAGGATACAGAACCCACATGGCAACTCGGCGTTTTCGTTGGCGATTTCAGGAACGGCGCAGAGGCCCACAAGGCCGCAAAGGACACAAAGACCACAAAGGCTGCGGGGAAGAAGCCGGACGGGGAACAGGCTGCGGCAGGGGCCGGTGGCACTATTGCTGTTCGCGGAATTCCGAATCCATATAATGACAAGATGCTTCCGTACTTCATGGGACATTCCCACAGGGACGACAAGGGCATGTACCACATGGGTTACGCGGATGTCATGGAAGCGGTCTACAATCAATACAAGACAACTCTGGATCAGTGGTTCTATAACAAGAATCGAATGAATGCGGCGCCTTGGAAGACAGAGCATGGAGCGATTTACACTACGGACAAAGATTTCAGTTCTCCCCGCAAACTTATCGAGATGCACGTAGGACAATACGATAAGCTGGAACAGGTACAGGTTACTGATAATACAACGAATTCAATTCAGTTCTTGGCATATCTAGAAGATACCACGAACACGATCATGGGAACTGAGAAGCCTGTTCGCGGCGTAGCCTCTGGCGGGCGCACGAGTGCGGCGGAATTCAAAGGAATCTCTGATCAGTCTCTCAAACCCATCGTCGAGAAACTCCGATATGAATCTGACGAAGAGAAATGGATAGCTGAAAGATTTGAGGGCCTGTGGGAACAGTTCGCCTCGTCAGAATTGGCCATAGCCGTCACGAGAGATGATGTCGTTCGGGAAATCAAGCCTGCGTTCCTTCATGGAAGAATTCGGTACAAGGTCAAGGCTGTGGAAGAATTCGAGAGAGACTTACTTCAGAGGCAGGAACAGGATCGCTTCCTGCAGGTCATGCTTCCGTCTGCGCAACTTCTTGGCAAGAAGAGTTTCCTTGCCCTGATCCGAGGTATTTTCAAGAAGCGAAAACTCGGCCTTGATCTTGTTGAGATTTTCGGGATGGTGAAAGAGACGGATGCTCATCATGTGGCCAGGGATGAGAACGAGAAAATGATGCCGGTCAAGCAGCCTCCTGACACTCCGGGTGTTTGGGATGAGCCAAAGCAGGGCGAGGATCATGATATCCATCTTGCGGATCACGAGAGCCATATTCGGTTGTACAAATTGCTGCCGAACGCTTTGCCTGAGAACGTTAAGCTTGGTGACACCCATATCGAAATGCACAAGCAGATGAAGGAACAGGAAGCAGCAACTTTGAAGGCAGGAGCAGAACAAGCCAAGGGCGCTCTCGGTCTTGGTGGAGGAGCGACTCCTCCGGGGACTGAGGGGGAAGCTTTGGATGATTTGCAAGGAGCGGCGGAAGGAGTAACCTCACAAGGATGAAGGCGACACATGATATTCTCGGGTATGGCGCATTAACGCCCCGCGAAGTAGCTTCTCTTCTTCGGACCGTGAACACAAGGGGCTGGGAAGTACTTGAGAAATGGCTGGGGCAGATGCAGGTAGACTTGGGGAAACAGTCTTTGACTGCTACTGCTACTGCGATTTTGAGGGATCAGCTTGCTGCCCAGAACCATTGGGCGGAGATAGTGAAAAAGGGATTCAAGGACCATGTGGAAGAGGTATCCAAGAGCATTGCGGAGAAACGGGAAAAAGAACAGAAGGAAAGTTCTTGACAAATTCTGTTATTTATATGTAGTTTTGCGCTAGAACACTAAATCCAACGAAAAACCGCGACGGCGGTTCAGCAATTTTAGAGGCGATACAGGAGCCCTGTACTTCTGGTCGCCTTTTTCGTTGGTGCGATTTTGGGTAGAAGTGACGAACCTCGCAACCTTGTGAGGCCCACGACCACCCGAACGAGGAGAAGCACAATGGCTGATGAAGTCAAAACCGATGGTGGGACGAATCCCGATGGGACACCCAAAGTCGAAGGACAAACCAAACCCAAGCCGGGCGAGGAAATGTCACTTGCAGACGGGCAATTCGATTCAGTACCGAAGCTTGAGGAGGGATACATAAATCTCCATTCTCAAAACTCGAAGGTGGAACAGGACAACGCAGAGTTACGGAAGAAGAACGACCAACTCCAGACGGAAGTTCTGGGGAAGATCGCGGACGCCGTATCGCGTGAACCTAGCGCAGCTCCGCCGTCCCACGCTGACGAGGAAGCCCGGTGGGCCGCTCTGGAGGAACAAACAGGAATGGAAAGAAGTCAACTGACTCATCTTGACAATCTTGTTATGAGCGCTTCAGATCGGAACATGCAAGAAATTCAGGAATTGTTCAAACAGGACAAAGAGCAGCGAGCCGAAATCAACACCAAGCTCGACACACTGAGTGTTACGTCGAGCAAAACATATCAAGCAAATCAAGACAAGATCGAGGAATTGGTAAAGTCTGGACAGGTTACGAGGCAAGGGGCAATCGAATTGATTGACGCGGGTCTCATAGCTGTTGAGCCTGTTGCTGACGGTGGAGACGGTGCTCCCGGACCTGCTATGGGTGGGGGTTCGAGGAGGGTGGAGCCTTCCAAGGGCAACGGAGAAGGTAGCACTACTGATGAGCAGAAGGTTGCTCTTCGGGCACAAGGATTCACTGAAGAGGAAATAGCAACAGTCAGATAGGAGAAAAGACGATGCCAACATACCCAAAAGAAAAATGCGAGATATGCGGACAGATGGTGACTACCATGGCTGCTGGGAGAAAAGTTCACATGAACAAGCACGCGAGAAGAGAAGATATTGCATCGGCGCCGGTTGCTGAAGAAAAGCAGCCTGAAGTTGGTGTTGCCGTCAAGCTTAATCCCAAGCAGGCCGAGGAACTCAAGGCTGCTACTGCTGCCGATGCTCGGTTACGGGCTGAAGCTCCTGATATTCTTGCTCATGCAAAAGCTACGCCGGATTACCTTTCAAAATTGGCTTCTCTGTTCTTCACATGTACCAACGAAGGAGAGAGGGCCGCTGCACGACCGCGTAAACATACAAAGGTTCCAGGCCCGAAGTTTTCTATTGTCTTGGCAGACGGTAGAACGGTTGACGGCTATCATCCTTATTGGGGCCGTTGTGACGCGCGTGATATGAATATCGCAGAGGGCAAACTTCCTGTTTTCGATAACGAGGGGCAGAAGGTTCAGCACGGAGATGTTGAACTGTATGCTGCTTCGGATATTGTCAGAAATGCTAACGAGAGCGCCGCTGGTCGGCAATCTCATGAGCGTTTTATGGCTGCTACGGAAAAAGGAACGGATTCCATGAAAGGTCTTTCAGAGGATTTGTTACCAGAAGAAGCACAGGTAGATGGGTAATTCTGAGGGGGAATTATGGCTGCAAAAAATGCAAGGAATCCCAGTGTAGTTTGGAACTATTCTGGGGCTACACCCGCGAAAAATCGGCTGCTATCCGATGGTGATGCTACATGGAAGGCCGGTCAGTTCTTGAGGTCGGATAATGGCGGTCTTCTGTATGAAAGCACTACTGGTGCGGCTAGTGGCGTTGCTGCTGATGCCGTTAACTACGTAGCGATCACTGATCTCGATACGGCCACCACTGGAGTAGACACGAACGTTCGAGTCGTTAATACCATACATGCAGATGATGTGTATGAGATCAACGAAAACGACGCGGCGGTCACTCGGGCACAGGTCAGCCAATGGTACGATATGGACGTGTCAGCCAACCTTTGTACTTTGAATGTTGGTTCCAATTCGCATGCCATATTCGAGGTTGTTCAGCCTAAGTGGGTTCTCGAAGCATTTCAAAATCTCGCGGCAGATACGCTGGCTGTGACATATGTGAAAATTCTTGGACGCTCACTCAACGCCTCTAAGGTGTAGGAGAAGAAATTATGGCTGCAAAAAATGCAAGGAATCCCAGCGTGGTTTGGAACTATTCTGGGGCTACACCCGCGAAAAATCGACTGATGTCTGATGGTAGCGCCACTTGGAAAGCCGGTCAGTTCTTGATGTCTAAGAACGACGCGCTTCTCTACGAGTGCATCACAGGGGGGAATCTTGGTGTTGATGAAGACGCTATTAACTATGTAGCGATCTCTGACCTTGACACTGCGACCACTGGGGTGGATACAAATGTCCGAGTTGTTAATACTGTACATGCAGATGATGTATATGAAATTAACGAACTCGATGGGACAGTCGCTCGTACGGCTGTCAGTCAGCGGTATGACATGGATGTGTCAGCCAACCTTTGTACTTTGAATGTTGGTTCAGGCACAAATGCTGTGTTTGAGGTCGTTCAGCCTAAGTGGGTTCTCGAAGCATTTCAAAACGCTTCAACGGACACCTTAGCTGTGACGTATGTTAAGATTCTTGAGACAGCCCTCGATGCCGAGAAGGTAGCACCCTAAGAAAGGAGTATAATCATGGCTGCATTAACCTATGTCCGGTCAGGTGTTCTTCAGAGAGAAGCGTACACTGATATGTACGATAAGCAGATGGATCTCTATCTGAAGCGCGAAGATAATCTGCCTGTTCAAGGACAACAGTTCTACACTACCGAGGATGCCGACAACATATCCTTCAGAGTAACGACTACGGGTACACTGGTTGCTCTGCCTATTGAGGCAGATGACACCGAGCCAGTCCCCAGGTCTTCAGTTGCTCCGGGACATGTTATGGACTTCACGATTCCGACCCTTCAGCAGTCTATAAGGATTACGGATACGTTGCTCAAGCTCGACAGGTCAGGTGGTCGCGCCGCTGATATGATCAGTGGCCTACCGCGGGCTGGTAAGCGTTGGTTGGAGTATGCCTTTGTTGATCCTATTAACAACGGCACAACTACGACGGGCGCGGACAGTCAGTTCCTGTTCGATAACGATCATGAGCACGAAGATCCTGCTGGCGGCACTTACAGCAACGTGGAAACGGGAGCGGCATTGTCCTCGACCACGCTCAGCGCTATGTACAACAACATGCAGAAGCGTACTAATGAGTTGGGGCAAATCTCACCCATTACTATGCAGAAGATTGTTGTTCACGTAGACAACAGGAAGCCTGCTCTGGAAATTGCCAGATCGCTTCAGTCCCCTGAAGACGCGCTCAACAGAGCGAATATCTTCAAGGACTTTGGAGTGATGATATGGCATCATCTCACCAACTCGACCGCATGGTTCGGTTGGGGAGACCTTCCGCAGACTATGTGGGGACTGCATTATATGGTCTTCACGCCTCCGACTGTTGGAAAGCTTGCCCTTCCGGGCGAGGATCATCCACACATCAAGGCGGGATTCTGGCTGAAAATTCAAGTAGCGGCTGGTGGTTCGCTTTTGAAGAACATGACGAGGAATGCCGGCGCCTAGGCCATTTCTGTGCCAAACTCTACACAAGCATAATTAGCTTGTGAGGGCTGGAGGAGGCCGTATTCCTCCTCCAGCCCGACCTTATACGGGAGGCCGAGATGAACAAGAAAGAATACAATAAGAGGTACTACGCGAAGCACAAGGCAGCACTCTTGGAGAAACTTAGGACTCAGTATGCGGAAGATGAGGCTTATCGCGAAGCGGCCAAAAAGAGAAACCGAGATAAATACCAAGAATGCAAGGATGGTATCAACGCGCGAAACAGGAAATATCATGCGGCGTGGATGCGGGAATACCGAGAGTTACACCCAGAGAAGCAGGGGGGCATTGACGCTCGGTGCTACCACAAATACAAAGCAGAAATTCTGGCTGCCAAGGGGCATATGTCTCGAAGAAACAAGGCAGAGTGCGTGGAGTACCTCGGAGGCAAATGCGTGGTATGTGGGTACGATCAGACATTGGCGGCACTTCAGTTCCATCATCTCGAAAAAGGCAAGAAGTCATTTGGAATCAGCACAAAGATCTCGAATGGCTGGAATCTTGACCGGAAAGAGTTGCGGAAGGAATTGGAGAAGTGCGTCATTCTGTGTGCCAACTGCCACTCAATCGTAGAAAAATAATAGGGGTAAGGTAGGAACTGTTCTTACCTCCCTTTACCCTCAAAATAGAGGAGCACTCTCATGGCAGAGAAGAAACAGAGTGAGAAGACGGTAGCAGAGGAGCCGAAAGCAGAGGCGAAGAAAGAGCCTAAGCTTAATGGTCTTCTCAAAATGGTGAAGAACCTGGAAGCGCAACTGAGGCAAGAAATGAAATACAGAAAAGAACATACTGCGAATTGGAAGAGGTTTGCCAAGACTCATTTCGGTTCAGAATCAGACGGGACTTGCGGAAGAGGTTCTATTCAGATGCTTGTGTTCGCTTTCGCTTTCGTGCTTCTGACAAGCCTCGCGGCCTTCGGTCTCAACATACTCACATGGTACGATGGTGATTCTGTATATGGTACAATCCATTTCCGTGCCGGTGGCGGCGTCTGCACCATGACCGTGGACAAGGTTGTGTGTGACAACCTAATCGTTAGTGAGGACATCTCAGTTCAAGATGTAATACTGAATGACCTCACGGTTGCGGGTCTTGCCACAGTTGCTGAGACACTCGGTGTTACGGGCGTTGCGACGTTTACTGCTACTCCTGTTTGCCTCAATGGTCTAACTGTTGGCACTAATGCGACAGTCGGAGGCACGCTGGGAGTTACTGGAGTTGCGACCTTTACCGCCACCCCAGTTTGCCTTGATGGTTTGACAGTTGGCACGAATGCAACGGTTGGTGGTACTCTTGTTGTCACTGGCAACTTGACTGCTGGCAATCTTAGCACAACGACAGACTCGGTTACCGGCAATTTCTATATTGCCACGAACCTGACAGTCACTGGTACTGTGGCTTCTGTTGGCGTACTGACATGCACAGCCGAATCGGTGCATAACGGCGGTCTCGATACTAAGTATGTGACTGTTGACGCCGAAGCAGGAGTTGATGTCAAGTCTGCTGGCGGGTTAGCTCTTGGTACAAACATAGCTACATCTGTCATTATAGCGAAGACTGCGGTTAATACTGACATCCTCGGTACGTTGTCCGTGGACGAAGTTGCAACCTTCGATGCGGAGTCGGTTCATAGTCTAGGTATTGATGCCATGTATATCACGGTTGATCCGACAGACATTGGCTTGGATGCCAAGACTGCTGGAACGCTGGCTATAGGCACCAACATCGCCAACGCCATTGACATTGGTAAGACCACTGAAATAACTACTATCAAGGGTCTACTGAATGTTGATGAGGTTGCTTCGTTCGACGTATCGCCCACTGTGCTTACGCGCTACGCGCTTCTGTCGAAAGACGGCACCACGCAGTATACGACCGAGCATGGAACTTGCACGAACAGCGAAGAGATCACGTTCACGACTGTATTCAGTGCGGTTCCGCAAATCTTCCTGACATATCAAGAAGATGCTGGCGCGGATACACTCGCCGAGGCCAGTTCGGTTGACGCCACAAACTTCACCTGCATCGCCGTCAATTCCAAGAGCGTTGCGTGGATGGCTATTGGAGCCAAGTAATCAACGACAACCATAGGGGAGAGCGGGCCTGAATCCTGCCTCCCCTGTTAGGAGACGAAAGATGAAAAGACTTTTGGCATTTGCCGGATTCTGCGTCCTTCTGGTTGTCGTTATGGGAGCGACGGCTGGCGAGATAGACGGATTTCCGTTGAGGGTAACTGATGTACCTACGAACGGCACATATACCAGCGCCAGTCATGCCGGCGCAATAGGATGGATTGAGTCCGTTGAGATATGGCCCGGTACTGCGGGCGTGACATTTACTGGCTCAGTGTGGCTTGCCGTCATATACACCAATGGCGCTGACGGGCTGGATGCCACTACAGTGCTCTACAGCAACGATACTGTTATTGCCAGAACCGTCATGCAGCCCCGCAGAAACGTTCATGCGATTACTAGCGGTACTGCGACCAATACCGGCACGATTATGGCCCGATACCTATTGACTGGCACAGAGATAGTGAGGTTGTATGCCAGAAACACAGTGCTTGCGACTAACAAGAATGTGTCGGCGTATATTGTGCTGGACAACTAGGCTCGGATTCCGAGAAGGCTCTTCGATATGTCAGTCAACGGATTAGAGTTCTTCAGCCAAAAGGTCGATCAATTCGATTCGGATGCTGGTGATGACAGATTCACGACGGATTATCTTAAAGCGGTGAATCGCGTTCTTCAGAAGATTGGAATTGTATCGGATACTGATAGCAGACCCGATGCGCTTACTAACGAAGAGGCCGACATAGACTTGGATGCTTGGAACGAACCTGTTTTGTCTCATGGCGTGAATTTTCATCTTATGATAATGGGGCATCGGTCCGGTAAGGAACTGACCTTAGTGAAGGCAGAAGACTTTTACAAAGAAGCGTTGAGGGATATTACTCTCGACAGAGACCTCTCAGCAACTCGGGCCGACGATAACCAAGAATCCATAGGCCAGATAGATGATGATTAGGGAGATAGACGATGGCCGAATTAAGGTGGGTTCCTATCGCGTCGGTCTTCCCTGCCGGTCTTGATACGCAGACCGATCCTACGGATCTCCGTGACGGCTTCACTCCAGAAGCGTACGGAATGGACATAGATTATCCCGGAAGGCTCGTTAAAGCCTCTTCGGTCCCCACAGGCTCCGCTCCCGTAACCAAGACCCGCGTTATTGGGTCCGACACTTGGACGGAGCATTTTCGCAGGCTCTGGTTGATTGACGGTGTTGATCTCCGATTTCTGGCCCCTGAGATGACCTCTACGGCCCTTGAGCAAGGCATCGCTAGGGTTCCCTTCACGGCTGACGCGAATGCTATCCTCAAATTCTTTCCAGTGGGAAACGATCTGTATGTAGGAAAGCTCACGGGAGGCTACTACATTCCGAGAGCCAATTCCTTGAGGGGTAGCTTCAGCGCTGGCGATATAGAGGAATCCATGAAAATATCCGCGAAAGAGAACGCGGCGGGATACAACAGAAAGGCTTATGCCAGTAACGACAACGGCCTCATGGCTTGGGACGGCGGTTCTGTAGAGGAGATCACAAGCAGCGTTCATGACAGTGAGGGGGGCGGGGCTATCCTCGGACATTTCAAGAATAAAGCCTTGACGATAGATTTCCAGAAGCAGCGGGTTGTGGGCACAGATAGTTTCGTCTACGATATCCGAACGGAATCGCTTTTCGATTATGTTCCAACAGGATTCAGGTTCACAACGCGAACTCTCAGGGATACGGATTATAGTCCGTTTTCTGTAAAGAAAGTACAGTTCTGGTTCGAGAATACGACGAAGCGTAATGGCGCGATCAAATTCCAAGTCCAGAGAGACAAGAGGGACTGGAGAGACGTGCGTTCGCTTCCGATAAGGTGGGATTCAAAGAGAACGAGAGCCAGCGTTAATCTCTACGGGCCTACCCCGCAGGCCGTGAAGTTCCGATTGAGAGTCACGGACGTATCTTCTCATATTCACATTAAGCAGATAGACGCGGAGACAGCTATCAGAACATCACAGGAAAGTCCGTCCGAATGAGTGAAGGAAATCTCAGAACAACTACAACAGAAGGTGACGCAAAACTCGGTTCCATCGGTGAACCCTGGGGCAGCGGGTTCCGGGGTAAGAGTATTGTTCGAGAGTGGACTGAAATAGACCCAACTGTTGCGGATACTTTGGCCACAACCATGCGGTCTGTGGCTACCGTAACGAATCCTCTGGTTGACGGCGAACAGGAAACAGGCGTATTCGCAAATTCGGACGTGCGGCGGTTGCCTCATCCGGGTGATGTCCGCTGGGTGATAATTCGACAGGTGTTAACGCTTACATCCAGTGACGTAGATGAAGCTGATGCTCTATTTTTTGATAGGAGCGTTAATCCAAGAGAACCCGGCGACGTTCTTGTCAGACGTTGGCCCCACATTCTAAACAGTGTCGTAGATACGCTCGTGACCGCAATGAAGGGCGTATCGTCCTATTCCAATCCACAGGCTGACGGCCAGTCTTATACCGGAACCTTCCAGCACTCCGAGACAGAGGCGCGGAAAGAGAGCGATCATACTTGCACCATTATTCAAACGCTTACCCTCGCTACGGGTACGGAACAGACCAGCGGTACGCTTGTTGTCGGAAAAGAATATATCCTCGTAGACTGGATTACTGGTGACGATTTCTCGAATATTGGTGCCACTAATGAAGACGGAAATGTGTTTACCGCAACAGGCACAACGCCTACGACGTGGACCAATAGCTCTGTAGTGCTCTTGAACATAGCAGAAGCCGATGCTGTTCTTGTAAACCGAAATGTGAATCCGAGAGAACCCGGCGACAAGATTGTCAGGCGATGGCCGTACATTCTAAAGACGGTTGCCGACGTGCTCGTAACCACACTCAGAGGGACTAATACATACGCAACCGTACAAGCTGACGGGCAGATATACGTTAGCGACGATCAGCTATGGCAGAACTCAGGCGTTGAGGTAAGGGAAGAACGCGACAGGACATGCACGATTACTCAGGTTGTTACGATGGCTTCAGTTCAACTTGATGACGATAGTGCTACATTGGTAAACCGTGGTGTTATTCCAAGGGGTGCTGGCGATAAGATAGTTCGCAGGTGGCCGTACATAGTAGAGAGTTATGCCGACAATTTGATTACGGCAGCGCGTAGCACCAAGACTGTTAAAGACCCTGTTGTTGACGATGAAACGATTACAGGCACATTCGGTGTGGGTAGGACATGGGGCGAAGAACAGCAGGATAATACGATTACTATAGCTCAGGAACTCACCCTCTTTTCGGCAGATGTTACTACTTTGACAGAAGCAGAGGCGCAGTTGGTTGGGGAGAGAGTTGATCCAAGAGTTGCAGGGGACACATTGCAGCGCAGGTGGCCGTATATCAACCCCGCTGTTGCTGAGACTTTGATAGCGGCAGCCGTTGGAAGTTCTGATTACGAGATCGAGAACCCGCAAGCTGACGCCCAGACATATACTGGCTGGTTCGTTGTCAGCAAGGCGTGGAGTGTGGAGGAAAGAGACGGGACTTGCACGATTTATCAAATACTCACCAAGCTGGCCACTACGGTGGCCGAGGCAGACGCTCATCTACTCGCTGTTCCTCAGAGGGCAGACATCAAGTTGTCTCCTACTCAGGTTATTCGGGAATGGAGGAACGTCAGGCCGACTACCGCGGACACCCTTGCTGCTGCCTTACGCGCTACTGCTACTTTTACCAATCCCAAGGCCGACAACCAAGTATACACTGGCGTGTATACCAACTCTGATGTCACAACTATCCGGCAAGAGAACAGGGCCGTAACAATTCGCCAAGTATTGACGTTGCCCAACAACGACATTGCGGCTGCCAATGCTTATGTCAGGGTAGTTCAGGCCGATGTTGGCAAGACGGAGCAGACCCATGTGCGGTATTGGCCCAATGTTACCGCAACATCTGAAGCAGCATTGGTTGGCGGAATAGCTGTTGCAGATTTCACCGTTGGTTCAACTACTTACATCCATGATAGGCATTGGATTTCCGAAGACACTGAAACCGGCCTCAAGACCGTGTTCCAGCAAGGCAGGATACCAAAGAATGCAGGCAGCGGCTCAGTGTATGCGATCCCGTATAAAGTGTCAATCGTTGGCCACGGCAACCATGTTTTCAGAGTAACAGAAGATCGCAATTACAGAATGGAGAAAGCTGGTGCTATAGTTTTTGCCAACGAATCCGGTGGTGCCCCTAAGGATTGGGGCGGGGAGGGGCGACCTGCCCATAAACAGGGTTACATAATCAAGGAACCAGAAGGCAGTCTCTATACTGGTGTCAAGATCGTGTTCGTCATAGATGAACCGGATATAGCGTAATGGCTAAACTTACAAAAGCAGAAGAGGCGTACATCGGCGGCGCAAAAGGCGGCGAGCGATTGCGGCGAAAGCAATTACTCTCCGGCACTGGCAGTTGGGCAGAGCGCCAAGAGGCTCAAGCTGAAGTTGCGCGAGAAGTAGCAGACGCGGAAGACTTCACAAGAGTGGAAGCTAGCCGCAAACAAGCGGAATTTATTGACCAGCAAGAAACGGCGAGAGATGAAGCAGCGGAAAAGCGTCTTGATGCCCAAGTCGAAGCTAAGAATGAAAAGCGCAAGGAAGAAGATTCAAAGGCTGGCAGGGATACCGAAGCCAGGAGGACGCACGACCAAGAAAGGGCAATACGGAAAAGCAGGAAGGAAACGGAGGCTAAGCAAAGCGACGCAACCACGACAAAAGACAAGGATGACCGGACAAAGGCTGACGCTGCAGAGATTGCCGCTGCCGCCCATGCCGAAGAACAAGCACGGATGCCAGACAGTCCCGTTGCGGTCTTGACCCAGCAACTCAATGCGGCCAACAAGGCGCTGGATAACACGAATGCGGTAATTGCAGGCATGAAGGAACAGTTGCGGGCGCACGAGGATCAGTTGGCATACGCAGCCGGAGCAATCAACAGTTGGGACAGCATACTGACTCATATCGAAGGCAGTGGATACAACTACGTTTACAAAACCGGCGAACAGTGGATGATTCACGGCAGATATAACGGCCCATTCAGTTGTTTCCTCGATGGTGACGGTAGTTACATCAATATACGCGGTGGTTTAGTTATTAGCGGATATAATGTCGGCGAAGAATGGTATGGCAATGATGCTAAGGTTGGTGTTGAACATCAAATCGCAGTTCCAGAAGCCACACTGAGTTATCTTTACTGTAATATTGTTGTCGATCTCACTACGGGCGCGATTGATACTGGTGATATAACATATGGATTTACCACTAATGTACAAGACTTGGATCAGGCAAGCTCATGGAGAGTATTGCTGGCTATCGTTGAGGTTGATTCTGGAACGGGTGACGTATACATTCACCCAAGATGGGATGCCGGAGACATTGGGATTGTCGTTTCGTACACGCAAGAGGGCGTGGCGGCCAACCAATACTATACAACAAGGGGTATTAAGCAACATTCACATTGACGGAGACGATGATGCTTACGATTAACGAAGCCAAGGCGATGAACGACGAGATGGTGCTGAGACCCGAGCAGCGCAATGCCGGAATATGTTTGGCCAGCGTTAGTGCGATTGAAGAATGCTTCAAAAGAATGGACTACAATTACATACGGCTTAATGATGCAGACATAGTGCAGCACGCCCATTTCATGAGGCATGTGCAGACGGGGCCAAGGTATCTCCCTTTCCTGCTGTTCCAAGTAGCAAAGCCGCAAGAAGGCAGGGAGCGCCATGACAACTCGGGTGTTTATACGCCCGGCTTGGGCTGCCTGTTTATGGGCGGGCGTCATACGTTCTGCCTCTTTAGGGATTCGGGGTTAAAGCAAGTCAGGATAGCCACAGAGCATTGCCGCGCGAGGATAGCTATCGAAAACGGATTTGAACTCATACCAGAAGACAAGAAAGCCAAACGATTCGTGAAAGAACTGAAAGAACAAAAAGCACTGAAGGAGAAGAAAGATGGCAAGAAGAAGACGGGGCATACAAATTGAAGATATACCCGCTACATTATTGCGACCTGGCATAATTAGGGGCAGAGGGGACGTTAGCCCGGAATATCTCGCACCCGGCGCGGCAGCAGCGCGTTCTGGGGGGCGTGAGATAATCAGAACGCCTAGAGCCAGAGGCGGCCAAACTGTTCGTACAGGATTCGCTCCCGAGAGAGCACCCATATCTGCCGAACAACTACGTACTTTGGGCGGTTCCTTCATAGGGCCGCAAACACTTCGGCCTTCTGCACGGAAACGGGAGGGTGACCTAGCGGCGTTGTCCCGGATAGAAGACGCAACAGAACGAGTGAGAGCTACCACGATGGCTAAATTGACGCCTGCTGAGCGATTACGGCGTAAGGCCAAAATAGGGCCGGTTGCATTTAGGCAAGCAGAAGAAGCCGAGATTAGGCGCAAGGCTGGCAAGATTGAGGCCGGAGAGCGCGGAGAATTGGCCCAGAAACGACAATTGGAAAGAATAAGGGCCGGAAGGGTAGAGCCTGTAACAGAAGCAGGGAAGACAACATTGGCCGTACAGGACGAAATAAGCAAGCGGCTCGGTGTGCAAATTGAAGCAAGTGCGGCTCTCAGTGAGGCAGACATAGGCGGACGCATGGATCGGCTCAAGGAACAAATCAAAGGCAAGGCCGATTTGAGCGAGCAGGATTCCGATCAAGCCGCGGAACTCATCGGGCTACAGATGAAGAATTATGCCGAGAAGACAAGGCTGGATACTGCCGCCAAGATTGATTTGTATGATAGGCAGATTGGCGCGGAGTTGGATAAAGCTGGCCTCACGGGTGATGCACGGTTCGGAGAATTGTTGGTCGGCGCATATACGAAGCTGCTTAGTCAGGAAATTGAAGCCAACATAGCTGCCAAACAAGAGCCGGATATTGCTGGTTCTATGGCGAAGATTCAGTCAATGGCTCAAAGACAGCAGAAAGCATTTGCCGGAAAACTGGCTGAAGTAAAGGGGGAGCGTGCGGCGGATTTGAACAAAAGCGGGTCCGTCGAACCAGCGGAGAAGCGTTATAGCGAGATTGATGAACTCATTAAAAGCGGCAAGGTTACAAATGCCGTACAGCTTGAAACGCTGAAGGTAACACAGAAAGAACTCCATGAAGAGATTTGGCCAAAAGGAACCGGAAAGAAAGCGTGATAAATGACGCAAGCTGTTGATGATATTCTGAAACAATATGCTGAAGCGGAGACCGAACCGACTGAAGCTGATCCAGTAGAAGCAATCTTGGCGCAATATCGGGAAGAGTCCGTCGCGCCGGAAGCGGAACCGGGCGAAGCTGATCCAGTAGAGAGCATTCTCGCCAGATATCGAGAAGAAGAACCCTCCCCTGTAGCTGAAGCCATGGCAAGAAAGGCTGGCCTTGGCGAGGAACCGGAGAAGCTTGGGGTTCTTGGCGAGGACGCCCGCAGACGAGCGACAGAAGCAGGGGGGCTGGGTCTACCGTCTCCGTTGGTGTCGCGTACGCGAGAACTGATGGCTCAGCACCCAGAGGGTTCCCCAGAACGCGAAGAGGTTAAGCAGAAAGGCTTAGTGGCGATTAAGGCTGCGGGTCTTGTTGTCCCCAGGGATCTGATTGAAGAAGAAGCAAGGGCGCAAGAGACTATGGCGCTGGCTCGCGGCCCTGCCCGATTGGGTACGCAATTCTTCGTTAAACCGGCACGGGGAATTGCACAAGTAGCATGGTTGCCTGCTCGTGGATTGTCTGACCTTGTGGGTACAATTGCCGGAGACACAAAGGTCGGCGATGCCATTGATGCTATTTCGGAAAGCCTGGACAAACCAACAGAGGGCGAACGCGAAATATCGGAGGACTTCCAAGAACGATTGCAGGCCAATATGCAATCAGGCAACTACAAGGGCGCATTCTATCAGATTGGCACAGAGTACGGATTAGATGCCGTTACGGGACTACTTCAGGTTATGATGCTGGGTTCTGTCATTAACGGCACGGCCCCCGTCAGTGCGAGTGGCAAATTCTTGAAGGGCGCACAATTGGCCAAATTCACGAAACGCGGCGGCGCACTTGGCCTTGTCGTGCCCGGAGTTGCAGGGAGCCGCAAGGCGATACTGGCGAATGCTGGCATTCGTGGAATATGGTCGTTCTTGACTACTCCGGGGAGCGTAGGCGAGAAGTTCAAATCTGGCGCAATTACGACTGCGTTTATGTCAACTCCTTATGTTTCGTCTCGACTCAAATACCTTCCGGGCGTTGCTGATTTGGGCTTGAATAGTTTGCTCTCTTACTTCACTGGCCAATATCCGCAAGCATGGGAAGAAGCGAAGCAACAGAACCCTGATGATTTCGATGCACAAGCCACACAATTTGCCGCAAGCGCCATGTTGACGTTTATGCAAGACCTGTTCGGCTCCATGGGCACACGTCATATTGCCAAAGGTGCCGGTAAGTTAAGCGGCACGGAAGTGTTGAAGCGCGTTGACAAGCTAATGAGTAAAGCCAGTCCTGAAGGCAAGGCAGAATACGCAGAGATAGGCCGAGAACAGATAGGGAGGGCGGCAGAGGTGGAATTGGCAAAGCCGACAGATGTACCACTAGAGCGGGCAGAGGCAGTCGAGCGTCCCGGCGTTGAACGGCCAGAGGAAGCGAAGCCAGCCGAACCGACAAGGGAAGCCGAAGTAGCAGATGTAGAACGGCAGCTTACTGAAAAGATTGAACGAGCAGAAGTTGAAGTGCCGAAGGAAGATGTTGAAAAGGTTAATGACGCACTAGAGAAAGAAGTGGCCGCCAAAGAAGACACGGCACCTCCCGTCATTGAACAAGGCAACCTTGCCAAGAGGGCATGGGCTGGATTTGTCGGACATTTTAGAGCCTTTGGCAGACAGAAGGTTATGGCTCCCGAACTTCACAAGCAGCTAATGGGAACATATCATCGGGCGGCTACGGCAGTAAATCAATCCATAGACAAGGTTACTTCTGAGTTGGAAAGAGTAGGCTCACGGAGCATAGAGGAAAGTGTGGCTGTGGCGATAGCCTTGGAGCAAGGGAAGCGCAGCGATGTGCCGAAGGAACTCTTGCCTCTCTATGATGCCATGTCTGGACTCAGGGGCGATATTACAAAAGCCGAGCGCAAGGCGGGGGTGCTTGGAGA